CGATTGCTCTGGATAAAAGACCTGCTGCCACAGAAGAATCCACTCCGCCGGACAATGCCAGAAGCACTCTTCCGTTACCGACTTTTTCACGGATTTCCTTGATGGTATTTTCCACAAAGGAATCCATTCTCCATGTTCCGGCACAGCCACAGACACCACGCACGAAGTTGTGGAGCATCTTGGTTCCCTCTTTGGTATGGAGTACCTCCGGGTGGAACTGGATGGCATAGAGATTTTTTTCACGGTTTTCTGCGGCTGCCACCGGGCAGTCTGCAGTATGTGCTACAATTTCAAAACCAGGTGCTGTCTTTGAAATATAATCAAAATGGCTCATCCAGCAAATGGTCTTTTCTTCTACATTCTGGAATAATGGTGAATTCTTATCTACCATTACTTCTGTCTTACCATATTCGCGAACCGGTGCTTTTTCTACCTTGCCGCCCAGCACATGCATCATGAGCTGTGCGCCATAGCAAAGTCCTAAAACCGGAATACCAAGTTCAAAAAGCTCTTTGCTGTAAGTCGGTGAATCTGCCTCATAACAACTATTTGGGCCTCCGGTCAGGATAATTCCCTTCGGGTTCATCGCTTTGATTGTCTCGATATCCGTGCGGTA